ACCTAAGGTCGAGAAGACGCAAAGGGCCGAGCGTGTTTACAAGGTTGATGAAGCGCCGGGGCGAGCCATCCGGTTCGTCTTCTCGCTCTCAGCGGCAGACCGTGCAAAAATCAGCAGGGTGGCGAAAAAGAACGGCGTGATGGATTCCGAGCAAGTCCGGCGGTGGATACGTGAAGCGCCAGAATAATTCAAGGAAAATTTGGCTCATGCCCGCTATAATCCAATCTCACACAACTGGCGAAGGCCAGAGCGGGATTGTTGGCGGGTATGTTTGCCCACCAGTGATCAGCAAACAAAGGGGGTCGCCCGGATCGCTCTGGACACGCTTCTTCAGTTAAATCTTACGATTGGCCCGCGGTTTACGAGGTGTGGGTTGCGGGCTATTTAAATTTTGTTCTTACAGGATGAGTTAAACTTCAAGCACTTCGAGTTCGAGTGTACCCAAGTCTAAAGTCTGGTAAGTTCCGCCGCCTGGGTACGAAGTTGTGAGGGTGATGTTTGCTTTAGCGCCTTGAGTGTACGGAAGGGTTGACGAGAGGTTTGAAGTGAACTGGTAGAGCGTTGTCCCTGAACCCTGAATATCAATCGTGCTTGCAAAATTGTGACTGAAGGCGACTTGATAAGCCACACCGTTTGCAGTGGTGTTGGCCGATACGCTGGAACTCGTCACAGTAAACAGCCTGCGAGCATGGCTTTGTTTACTTGAGTTCACCGCTTGATATTGCGAAGGGACTGGCCAGTAATATCCGCCCAGGGTCATGTTCGATGCAGCCGAGGTGGTTTGGCCAGTGCGATAAATATAGAAGTATGTTCCGTTAGCATTTTGCACGGCAACAGGGACATTTGGAAGATTTGACGGTAAGGCTCCAACCACCGAATTGGAAATGAAAGTTGCCTTGATCACCTTGTGAACTGGAAATGCCCTGGTCACGTTCCTTGTGGTCAAACAGGCAGTCCCAGACGTGGTCACGTTCGGCACGGAACTGAAAGTTAAAGTCAGGTTGGTGGATGTGGTTTGATTTGCAAGCGGAACAACGAAATCTCCGTCCTGATAAAACGTGATGCCAGGCGAATTTGCTGGACCGTTTGCCAGTATCCCGTTGGATGTGTAATGCGATACCGTCGAGTTAACCGGAGTGATGGACCAATTGTAATTGACCGTCAAACCTGTCTCCGTAACGGTGTTCCCTGTCGAGTCGATCCATTGGAAAGTTGAGTTTGCCTGGTTGTAAACAGACAGATTCGCTGTGCCGTTTGAGCTGGGCAAAGTGAAAGGCTTTACTGCTTGGAATGAGTAGTTCGTAGATCGCAAGAATTGCCCATAAGCAGTCAAACGATTGTCGCCGGTGATGTTGGATGCAACTAGAGAGTCCGTCCATGTGTACGTTGTGCCACCTGTCAATGCACCGGGGAACTGTGGCGTGAAAGAGCATGTCTTTTGAACTTCACAGTACCAGCCTCCTATAGTTCCAGTCGCTAATTGACCGACCTCGGAATTTGAAAAAGGAGGGTTTGTATAATAGAAAGTTGCTGTTCCGTCATAAGCAATTCCTGTTTCGCCCTCGTTTTTCCATGCAGGAGACATCCACGTAATATTACTTGATAAACTGTTTGTCGGCCCTATGCGTACAAATCCGAATGGCGCAATGCTTGCCGATGCTGTTGCATGAAAATCCCAGATTCTCCATCTTTTAGCGTAGGAATCGTACTCGATAAACAGTTTTGGAGAGAAGTTACTAGGATAATTGTAGATTGCCCACTGATGCTCGACTTGCTCCATCATCCTGTTCATAGTAATATTTGTTGTTGTGGCAGTAATTGTTGTGCCAGTATAACCATAAAAATAAACGTAGCATCCTGAAAAACGGTTTGCCCTCAAAAAAAAAAGCCACTCACCAGTAACTGGAGAGCGTTCGGCACGATAGATGAAATTGTCTGTGACTGAAAGATTTTGGTTATTTAGCTCAATCGCGTAATCATCCGTCATCCTCGCCTTCCGGTCGGCCATGTTCCCCCATGTGGCGCTGACCGTGGCAGTAGGGTTGCCAAGCCGGTCAACCTCTTTCCATCCGTAACGAATAGGTGTTTTCGTGGTGTCTTTTTCGGTAAGACGTATATAAATCGTTTCTGGCTTGTGAAACTCAACAGTTTCCCTGCCTCCGGATCGTTGTACAACGCCATCGCCTGCCACAGTGAGCGTCCTGCCTGCGGCCAAGTCGTTTAACTTGACTGCTGTTAGGCGTTCACCTTTGGCAAATGGGCCTTCATTCTGTGCCATGGTTTTCCCTTTCTCTTAAATCATGATACCAGCATGGTCACAACGGCAATATTTCCGTTTGTTCCGGCGGCTGTGATGGTGTTCCCGGCGGCAATTGTTATTCCATTTGCCGACTCAGTTGCCCAAACCATGTAAGTACCTGGCGGCAGCTTGCAACCCGGGAAACCCGTGATATTGCTTGTGATTGTAATTATGTCATTTGTCGGGGCATTGTACATTCTCAGCCCCTTTATTGCTGTATAGGCAAACGCTCCGCCTGATGTGGTTGATGTGCTGCTCAGTGCAAATGTCGTGGAATTGGAAGCAATCACGATCGACGGGTCTATCACCGCTTTCGCCATAGCTGCGCCGGTTCCATCACTGAACGTGTAGATATCGCGTTGACCTGTAACAGCGTTATTGGTCGTGCTGCCAACGGTGGTAGCCGATGTAGCGGAAAAGATCGAATTGATATTTGCTTCTGTCAGCATGGGGGTGTTTCCTGTGGTGGTGCCTGAACCGGTCGAAATTGATGGCATGATTGCGAGCCTTTTTTTTTATGCGCCTGGGAACCATCGTGATGATGGTGGGACAATGGTAAGTGGCTTTATATCGGTTCGGTAGTAAATAGGCGTATTAGTCAGATCAGTATAGCGATAGAGTCTTCCATTGCGGGCCATCGCGACATTCCAGCCAGATTTCTTCCATTTGTAATTCAAAGTGATATCGAGGATAGAAAGTCCACTCGACATTTCACGACGAGATGTGCTGACTCCGTCGAACAGAACGGTCTCAGCCTTGCACCCCCACATGGTTGAGATATTGACTTTCCCTACTCGGTCTTGAAACATGCTGGAATTGGCGTACAGGCAGTTATGCAACGTGAGTGACAAGTTGAAAGTTGGAGCACGCATAAAATCGCTTCCGCTTGACGGTTGTGGCAGGTCTACTGGCACATTCTGAGCCGTCCCGTCAGCGTCCGCCGTAGCCCACTTGACGGCACCGGATGGCACTTTGATCATTTCCGCAGCGTACTGGACCTGAAATGAACTCATCTCAATAGGGTCTGCAGGATCAAACTGTGTCGCAACCGGCTGCTCATAGGCGGCACCCGGCGGGGTTGAAACAATCGACGAAAAAGTCACGTCCACAAAAGCCGATTCGTAATATTCGCCTGGTGCCGATCCGATGCCGCCTCGGCTGATGTGCCCCACTGGCTCGATATTGGCCGATGTGGCCCGCATGTTGGGTGATGCTGGCCACGCCCACGGGCTACCATCAACCAAACCAAGAGCGGAATTGACAAACGCGAAAGCATCGGCCCAGTCGACTTTATACCGGACGTTTGACGATAAGCCCTGAAGGTTGGCTGTGATACGTGGCGATGGGCTGGCGGCCTGCTTATAAGGTACGGTGGGTGCTCCCATGTTAGCCTAGTCCTTTGATTTCATCGGTCATTCGGCGGATCTCTTCGGTTTGTTTTTCGATCGCTTTCACGGTCGGGTCGTCGCCAGTTCCAGCGTTCAAGTTGCGGTTGAACACGTCCGATGAGCCGACGACTTCGGTTCTGGCTCGCTGTGCTGTGAGCTCGTCAAGCCGCTCCTGAGCCTTCCCTTTGTCCTTTTCCAGCGATTGCCGCTCCAGTTCCGTGGCAACCATCGCATCATATTCATCGACCATACTTTTGGTCTCCGAACTGGCCCGATCTTTTTCGATCCTCAGCAGTTCCTGAGCCGATCCCGTGGCCCGCTCGTAATCGTCGGCCATCGCCTTGGTACGTTCATCCTTCAGATTCAGCATTCCTTCGACCTTCTTTGTGGCCGCCGCGTCGCCCTCACTAAAACCTCCGTAAAGTTCACGCGATTGGGTCTTGGTCATGCCCGCCTTGCGACCTTCGGTTTCCAGCTTGGTTCGCAGATTGTCGCCACCACCGTATTTATCCACGGCGGCTTGATAGACCTTTTTATTGATCACCTCCGCTTCCATCCGTCCGGTCGTTTTGTCGTTTTCTGCCGTAGAACCCTTTTGAAGCCATCGCATATCTTTTGCGGCCTTGGCACCCATCTGGAATGATTCCGACATGGCTGCCGTTGCGGCGGTGGCTTTCTTCATATTGATTGACGCGGCCTCGGACTCTGTGGCGGCCATGCCAAAAAATCGCGAAATGGCATTTAAACTGGATTCAGAGGTGATATTGTGAGACTGGGTGCGAGTGGTCAGGAATTCCGCGTCGGCTTTTCGACCTTCAGCCATTGCCGCCGAATGACCACCACCACCCATCATCCCTTTGACAGAATTCGCGGCCTTTTCAGCGTTTGTACTGACCAGTCCGAGGCTGGCGGAAACAGAGTCTGCCAAGCTCTTGACCAGTGGTAAACCGACCTGAACGGCGACAGCAATCAAAGTCATCTTGCCAGCCAGGGCGGCGGCAACATCCGTAGACTTGCCCATCGCACGGGCAATGGACATGCTGACGCCTTCCACGTTATTCACCACGCCCATCAGCCCACCAGCCTGAAAATCCTGCACACCGCGGGAGGCTTGCAGAAGCGCCATGTTGCGGTGCTTTTGTGCCTCGGCATCCTGACTTGGCCCTGCGGTCGATTTATTCAATGCCGCTTGCATCTTCTGACCGGCCTGCTGAGCCTGTACAACCGCTTGTGCAAGCCCGGCCCTGAGCTGGTCATCTGATATCCCAAGTTCAACCGAGAGATTTCCAACGCTGGTAGACATATCAATTCCCCCGATTGCGTGAGGCACCGTCCATAATCTCAAACAGTGCCGTCACAGGCATATCCATCAGGTCTTTATAGCCGACGTGCATTTCGCTCATCATATAGGCGATGATGCGACTCCAATCGGTTCGCTCGCGAGGTCCGCCATCGTCGGCTGACCTGCGGCGTTCTCGTCTTTTGGGTCGGTTTCATTCGCTCCAAATGCAATCAATTGCATCTCGACCACATCGGTTGTGGTGGCGTTCTTGGCAATCGCCAAGATTTCATCCGGCTGTAAGTGCGGGTTATAGTGCCGCAAAACTGCCGATAGGAATGCAATTCCGAAATCGGCTTTCACGAGGAACTTTTGGGTACAGAGTGCGGTGATTGCATCCGGTGGCCAGAAGTGAGTCTCTTGAAGTGCCTTGGAAACAAGCTGATCAGCCAGTTCCTTGCCGATTTGTTCCAGCGCCTTGGAATCCTGAAGGATTTCATACGGCGTTTTCAGTTCGGACAGATACGACTCGATTTCAAGGGCGGCACCCAGGGTGAGTTTCCCCACCCTGTAAGGTGTGCCGTTGAAATCGCGAGTAAGGACAGGATTCGCGATCTTTGCAGGATTAGCCACGGATTAATTCCCATTGCCTTGAAATGTGATCGTCACAGGAATGGCCCCGTTGACCTGTGCCTGGCCAAATGAAACGTCCGCCACATAGGCTGGAAACGCAGCCCCACCACCGGTCCACGAAAGCGAGCCGTTGGCCCCGATGGTTGGTAGTGTGCTGTTTGCCGATCCAACATAAGTTGTAACGGTGGCCTTCCTATCTTTTAGCGTTGGCGTGACCGACTTGTATCCACCATCAGCAGTGGTGGTAGTGTCAGCCAATTCAATCGAGTCTGTGTAGCTTGCCGAGGCGGCTGCAATTGACGACCCACCGAACGTGACGGTGGTGGAATAGAACGTGGTTTTGGGAGTGGATGGCATGGTTCAAGCCCTTTCAATCGTAAGGAAGTCAGGTAGTCCAACGGAACTCTACAGGCACGGTGGCGGACCACAATGCGCCTTGATCGGTGTAATTGACATCAATTTCGACCGATTGCACCAGCGATGAATCTACGCCCGTGATCACGCCACGATCAAAGGTATCTGAAAGCGTTTGAGCCTTGGCAATGATTGCAGTGTCGGATACATCGAACAGGTAAAACGTGCCGGTTGTTTCCCAGTCACGATAGGTTGTGGTGGGTTCGTTTGGCGTGATTCGGGAAAACCTCAGCACAGCATAAGGCGGCTTGGCAGTCGCCTGAGCCAGTTGAAACGACAGGGGCAAGTCAGGGAATGTTGCCGACCATTTGGCACGGATGGCCTGAATTGTGTTCGAGATATTCATATCTGCTCATTCTCTCCCACACTTAAGCGAGTGTACTGAGTACCACGCGGCCCATTGCCGGGCACCACAGCCATGACCTCGTACCAGACGCCGTTGTAGTTGATCCGGTCATAAGCCTTGGCAGCGAATAAACCGTTGACGTAAATTAAAGCCATCACGTTGTTGCCTTCCGTCTGATTTACGATCGCAATGGAATCGGTCCGAAATTGCACGAACGCGGACATCGCGACACCGGTGGCCGGATAGGTCCGGTTGATCCCTCCGAGCGTTGCGGAGACGGTTTCGATGGCTGCGAAGTAGTTGATGACGTGTGGCGTCTGCATTATTTCGCAGCCCTCTGAAGTGCCAGGGCGAATTGAAACATGATCGCTTCCTGTTGCGACTCAAACGCCGGTCGCATGTAAGGCCGTGGTGGAAGTCTGATTAATCCCTTGCCGCCAAGTTCTTGGATTCTGGCGTACTTTAAACCTTGCTGTGGACCAATCCTAGCCTTGTAGTCACCTTGACTGTATTCGACGTTAATCTTCTGAAGATTTCCACTCTGTTTATGAGGTGGTGATCCAGCCGGAGAGGAACTCACCCAACGGTTCAACGGTGAACCGTACCAGTAAATCCCCTTGACCCCATTGTGAGAACCGCCCATTGTGAGTGATGCACCAGTCTTTACGCTTTTAATCGTTTTCAGACCCTTGATTTTGGCCATTCCGTTTGAGAATATCAGGGCGTTCTTTTGAGTCTTGTTTAAACCCCTAAAAGCCTTGCCAGATGACCGATTCAAATCGCGTGTCGCTGCCTTGCCAGTCACGTTCAATAGATCGACAGCCGCTCTTCGCACAAGCCTGGCTGACTTCTGGACAGCCTGCCTCAGTTCGCCCTGTAATCGGGATGCAAATGCGCCACCCTGCCAATCAAGTTTAAATGTCGCGTTAATCATCCAATCACCATAACCCGGTAGGGTTGTAAAATCTGGATGGCCATCGCAGGTAGACCGCCACCAGTAGTCGCCATCTGATAAGTGGCAGAATAATCGCCGATTCGTTCGCTGGTAAGGACGCCGGGATTCTGGCCATTGTTTTTTAGATGCACAGCCGTTAATGCGATCGCCAATTTCACATCGGCAGTCAAATCAGCGGGCAGAAAGATTCGAGCACAATATTGGTCGATTAACGATGATGCTGCCGACAGGTAGGCCACAGCAGTAGATGCCGCCCAGGTGCCGATCACATCGGTATAGGTGGTTGCTTCAGATTGCGAGATGTAAGCGGCCATGAAAATACCTCAAGTTAAAATGAGACCCGGCGGGCAGGGAGGACCCGCCGGGCTGACCAACAAAACCAAACTCAGGAAACGGCTTCTTTGAGGCTAGCAAATGCGCTGGCATCTCGAACAGCACCGCCGATGCGGTACTTGTAATTCAGCCGAATCAGGTTATCACCTTGCTTAGACATGTCATCAATGATCACGGTGAAGCCTTGGCGAACGAGCAAGTAATACTCTTGGAAATCACCAATCAGGATCGAGCGGGCATTGGCTGCGCCAGAGGCTGGCATGTACTCAACGTAGCTCACCGGAATACCGAACATTTGATAGCTCGGCGAATTGGAGAATGTGCCTTGCTGGAAAGCTGAAAGCAAAGGAAGACCTTGGGAGTCCTTGACCTTATACAGCTTTCCATGCGTTGCACGATTCATGACCCATGAAAGGTTGCTGGAGTAGCTCTCCTTGAACGAGAAGAACAGGTCAGCCATGTTGTCATAAACCTTGGCATTATCAGTGCCGAGGCTTGCCGATGTGCCAGAAAGCTGGGTGCCGATTCCGGTGTTGGCCAGAATGGCTTCCAGTGAGTCAGAAAGAGTGGTCGCTGAAAAGACTTCTTTGTCAATTCGGTTTGCAAACAATTTGCTCGACTCTTGTTGGAGGTAAGATGACATTCCCGGCGCATCTTGGAAGAAGTCAGCCGAAATATCCTGAACCATCGTGCCGGTCTTGGCCGTGATGGTGAGCTGCGAGAACGGCCCAGTGTCGATCGCCGTGGCTGTTGGCGATTCGCCTTTGGTTGGGCGGTTGTTGGTTCCGATGGTACCGACGCGGCCACTGTCCGTGTTGGTGTCGGTATTTTTCGGGAACGTGACACTCGAAACATTCGTCGTGATCACTCGACAGAGTTGCAAAGCCTTCGGTGTGACCGAGCGTTGCGTGATCACATCAAAACGGAAGTCTGGGGCGACAGCATTGGAACCGTTTGTGGACGATGCCAGAGTCATGGCCTTGGAGAAAGGAATAAAGAATTCATTCCATCCAAGGTTCCTGTCACCACCTTTACCGTATCGTTCGAGCATGTCGCGGTGATTGCGACTCGTCACGCGATCAACGTTACCACGGGCTTCCAGAAGCCCTTCAAACGCTTTGCTATAGTCGCGAGAGGAAACCGCTTCAGCGTCTGTCAGGCTGGCAAGGTCGCCACCGTCAATCACCTGACCACTGCGACGGTCGATTGTGGCCGCCTTGTAGGTTGGCTGTGGGCGCTGTGGCTTGGCCGACAGGCTTTCAATCATGGCGTTGGCGTTTTCAACAGCCTTCACCAGATAATATTCTTTATCACAGGCTTCAAGCCGATCGTTGGCGGCTTGCAGGTCGGCAGACTTCTCAGCCCGAACATCGTCCGGAGCGGCAAGAATTTCATCACGCAGGGCGATCACGCTGGAAGCGAGTGCGATGCGGTCTTCGGCAATGGATGCCGCAGAGCGGATTTCGTTTGCAATACTCATCTTAAGAACCTTTCGTTTACCGCTTGGCGGCGGTCAATATCGAATCAGCCAATTCCGCCTGGCGAAACAATTTCGTCAGGTGCTTGGCATCCACCACCGGGGTCGGTGTTTCATCGTCGGATAGCGATTTCACGCTAATAATCGAAGCGTCAGCGTTGGCCGGGATCGGCACCACTGAGACTTCGATAATCTCCGATACTTCTTTGATCAGATTTGCACCCTTTTCAGAGAGCCTGATTTGACTTGCGTTTGGCTTGTATCCGTAGCGGTCCCATAGGTCTGAGACCTGCTTTTTGCTCAATCGTTCTGGCTGTCTCGCGAGAAAAGAAATCGACATCTTGCGAACCGCTTTTTCACGGAGCAGAGTGCGGATATCCTGACCGGCTTTGGTGGCGGAAAACGTGACATCCACTTTCAAACCAGACCGGTCCTCGGTCGCATCATTGAGCGTGCCGATCACCGCGGATGTTTTGTTTTCGTGATCAGACAGGACCAGTCCGCCAGAATCCATAAAGTCTTGAATAGACTTTTGAAACGCGCCAGGCAAAATGATGTCGCCTTGGCGGTCGATGTTGAGGAAGCGGGCAGCATAGCCCACAAACCCACCTGTATCGCTTGTCTTGATGCCGGAATCAGTCGATTTAGTGATCATTATCAGCCTCCAATATCCGGCCTGTTTTTGTGAATGATTTCGCGTTGCCGATTGCAACCGATAAGTAACCGCCCTCTTCAGCCGCAGCAAAGTCGATGTCTGAAGGCTGTAGGTAACCGTTCTCACCCGGCCTGACAGGTGGTTTTAAATCCTTAGGCATCTCGTCTTCAAAGACTTCCAAGAGAGAACACCGGCAACCGGGATGAAAAGGAGGGAACTTTAAGTCCTTATAGGTTTTGTTCTTACCGTTGGCCCCAAAGGTTCCGCCCTTTGGAATGACCGGGCATAATCGAAAGATCATTTGACACATCGGGCAGGCATCACCCGACAGGAGCAGTTCCCAACCGGTGATAAAATCAAGCCCCTCAGCAGCACTTGTCAGGCCGGTGTTATAGGCCCGTGCTGATTCGGTGATTGCGATTCGACGTGCTCGCCATCGAGCGTTGTCCTTGATCCATGTGCTGATTCGGTTGGTCAATTCTCCAGCCGTCTCGCCAGCCTCAATGGAAGCTGCGATATCAGCCCGCATACCTTCCAGAGTGCGGAGCGTATCGGTAGTGAATTGGTCGATCGTCTCTTGGCACAGATCCAGCGTGGCATTCCGTGCGGCCTCAATCACTTCTGGTGCACGAACCAACCATTGGTCGGCATCCTGTTGGCCAAGTGACACCAGAAAGGACCGGCCTGATTCGTCGATCCATGCTTCAATGACTGGAATAAATTGACCAGCCATATCAAGTGGAGCCGTGAACGGATCGGCTTCCTTTTTCCGGTCGTAAATCGCGAGCCACGGTTTTGCTACGTTGTTGCCCAGCTCCGTGAGAATCCGGCGGGCAATACGCTCCAACTCCGTGCCGCTTGGCATGGAGTTGAGCCTGCTCTGAGGTGTTTTGCGTTTCAATGTGCGATTTATGCAAGCACTGGAGGTAAGTTATTTGGATCGGCCACAGTGGCACTGACGCAGTAGGCATCCCACCCTCTGCCTTCTACGTTTCTCTCGGTAATCCAGCAGTAGCCATTCCAGCCCCACTGGGTTCCCCATGAGTTCTGCATCAAGATGGCCCATTTTCCGCTGGGCAATCGCTTCATTCCCACTCCGCCTGTTACAGCGTGATTGTGCATTCCGGCTCGGTTGCCTGGGACTCCATCTTTGTCGAGGACGTTAAAGTTGGCGTTGACCGGCACAGAAAAGTTAAACGGCATTCTGAGCTGTGATGCAATACATAAGTCTTTAAAGGTGTTGAGTCTGTATCCGATCTCAACTTTGAACCGCTTGGCGTCAGTTCTGGCCGACTGCGGAATTCTTGAAGGGTTAATTGTCGCATAAGGAACCAGTGGCTCAGAGCAAGTCCCTTTGTTTTCAAGGTAGACCAGAGCTTCCGCAATATTCGAGCCAACGTCCCAACCGTTACACAAATCAGCATAGACGAGCCAAGGACTAAGAGCGACATAAGCAGCACCAGAAACGTACCGAGCAATTTCCAGACTGCTTGCCGCTGCATGGCCATTGCAAGCCCCTTTGCCGTTCTGGTCTTTTACTTTGACCGGATACTTTGAATCATCTCTTAGGTCGAATTCTTGCCATTCGCTTTCGGGAATATCTGGGAGTTGCTTGCCAGTGGCCAGCATGAGCGTGGATTCATGGCTTCCCAAATACCTCAGCTCGCCGTCAGGTGTTACCCAGCCAAGCAGATTGCTCACTTGATCACCTCCACCAGCTTTATGATGTCATCCTTGGTTCTGGGACTGACAGACTTGACGATCTTTCCTGCCTGATCCTGCAAGATGACGGTCGGTAAACCTATCTGACCAACGGTTTGCTGAAACCCTAGTCGGTCGATGTCCGTCTCCTCGGCGGTGTACGAGCGATACTGTATTCCACGCAATTCTAGCAATTTGCGGATCTCTGGATCGGTACGCCATGCTTGCTGCTCCGGTTTGGATTCATCCACAACAACCGAAAACCACTTGATGCCACTGACTGGTTGAGGCTTTTCATCCTCGTCTGGTACTGGTGGCGGAACAGGTCGAACACCACCTTGCTCAATGGCGATGACACTTCCGCTGGACTTGCCCACAAAGTACGTAAATCCAGCATGGCTAAACACCACCCGTTCCTCGACTGCTGGCGGAACCAGAGTCGAGGGAACAGGCTGTTGAGCCAGTAGAACTGCGATCAGAAGTCCGATCACAGGCCGACCTCCCATTGAACAGATTTGAGCTGAGACTGAATCGACTCTTCACGCTGATTAAGTGCCAGTTTGACACTAGATTCGTCGATGCTCACCAGCTCACCGTTGGCCAGCTTGGAGAGCAGCTCGCGGATCACCTCGACAATGATCGGTGTTAGCAACCGGATGATGATCTTGCTGATCATTTGCTTGCTTCCACTTCATAAATGTAAATTGCTTTGGGGCTGAATAAGCCGCGAGGTTTGGCCAAGAGGAATCTTGGTGGTCGCGGCTTGCCGTTGATTGGTCGGGGAGGCAGGAATTGAACCTTGACCTCTTTTTGCTCGACTGTGGTGGTCGTTGTGGTCACTGTCTGCTTTGGACACTGGCCAGACTGGCAAGCTGTATAGATCATGAACTCTGCGAACAAGGATCACCTTACCTCTCTTGGGTTTAGGGTATGTTCCCGAAACAGATTTCGGGAACATTTGTCAACCATTTTGCTGACATCAGCAAAATGGTAACCGTCTCGCCAGTCATCTCGACGGTGAGACGGTAGGCGGCGGGAGACTGCTCACTTCTTCGGGTCTCTCAGAGACCTGCGGTAAGCTGCGATTGCGTAGATGATTGCGGCAGCAGCGTACATGGTTTGCGGGATAGACGGGTCAATTGAACTGCCTTTCACCGCTTGATCGGTTGCGATCTGGGCTACAGGAACGATCCATCCATAGTCAGGGTTGATGACATCCTCGATACGCATGTCATCAGCCCTTTGGTGCTGGTGGCGTTTGGCCAGAATTCAGGTAGATAAGCGTTTGGGCGATCCCGAACGCCAAAGCCATGCCCAATGGGCTGGTGGTTGCAATAATCGAGTCAAGGTGTTGGCTTAGAACGCCAAGCGCAGTTATAGTTCCTGCAAGAGCCATGCGGATAATTATCGCTCTGGCTTGCTGGGCGTTGATTTGTCCAATCCAGTCGTTCATATCGGAGTCCTTTAGATTGGCCTTGGTTTAGGTGGTACTGGGATAACGCTGGGATTCCAGACGTAATTTGGATCGTCCAGATAGTTCTGAAACACTGGTGGAGGCACATTGACGAGCTGGGTGACCAACTGGGCGTGCCGCCTGGAATCCACTGAATACCGTTCGATTGCCTTTTGCCGTGCGAGACGTTTTGCCATTTCTTCAAGGCTTGGCTTTTGTCTTTTCATGAACCAGTCGAGTAATTCACGTCCGGTCATTTGGATAGCCCTCTTGGAACGGTAAAACAGTGGCCCAGTACGATTCCAACACCGAGTGCAAAACTGAGACTGTGCTGATTCACTTCCCAGATCGCTTCAGACCATGTCACGCCGCCAGACTGCCACTTGATCAGATCAACAATCAGCAGCACGATTGCAACCGTGATGAGAAAGACAAAGTTCTTGGCGGCAGTGCTGAAGGTCATCAGATTGGCCCGTTAGCTGTTCCGTTGGATGTTCCGTTGCCGTTGTTTACAGGCCAAAGTGGTGGTAGGCTGGCGAAGAACTCGCCCACCGTAGGGACAGCCTGAGTACCCGCCTGAACAGCCTGAACCATGCTATAAAACAAGCTCCAGATTGAGTCGCGATAAGCGATTGCGGCATCACCTTCAGACTTGTAGGTCGTGATGTTGCTCAGAGTCCAGCTTGTGGCTGAAAGGATGGAATCGTACTGCTTTACCGAAACTGCCTGGTCGAGAAACGAGCCGATGCCGTTGCCGATTTCGGTGAGCCTTTGAATGACGTATGCTTGCTGTTCTTCGGCTGTCAGATCAACGACAATATAAACATCGGTTACGGTAAAGCCATTGACTGCGAAATGCTGATCAAGTCGTTGGGTGGCAGGGTTGTACGCTGGGATGGGCGATGGGGTGTACGGGTAATAGCCGTATGTGGCCAAACTCGCATCGTCGAGGGCGTTGAAATTAGATACAGTCGTGAATGACTGTGGTAGCCACTGTGGGCCGGAGATTTGACCGTTGGGACTGACTTGGCAATACTGCATGACTGCTCCTTATGACATAAACGGGGTGAAGTTTGCGGTGTAGAGGGCTTGACCCTTGTAGATGATCAGATTCTGGATCTGTCCGTTGTATTTGATATTGCCGTTTGACGGTGCTGGGTCCCATCCAATACGTGCGACCTGACTGCCTTGAAAGTTGCTGGAATTCGTTAAGGTATTTGTCAATGTCCCATTCAAAAACACCCTTAGACTTGTTCCAGAACGTGAAACTGCAATGTGCGTCCAAGTGCTGGTGGAGATAACAGATGATGCGACTAGCCCAGCAACACCGTATTGGCCTATATTTAATGCACCCGTACTTGCAAAGTAAATACAAAAGCTATTTGTTGCAGCACCAAGAAGGAATGAAGTCCCCGAAAACGAAGTTGGTTTGATCCAGCATTCTACTGTGAAATCGCTAGTCCCAAATGCCAAAGAAGTGTTGTCCGCCAGATCAATCCACTGAGATCCATTAAAGCCAACTGCTCCAAGAGTGTTTCTGGCAGATGCGGGGGCAACCCAGGTGGGCCTGTTTCCGCTGGTGGCTTGCGTTGCATTTCGGCCATTGCCTGACTTATCCGACCACTGGTAAACAAGATCGCCGCTCTTCTTAACCGCACTGCTACCAGCATCTGTGTAAAGCGTTGAACTGTCATCGCCAGCAAGCCATAACGCAGCACCGGAGACAGGCAGGGTTGTATTTGGGTTGTAAATGTCTGGTAGTGCCGCAGCGGGCGGCGCGAATGCTGATGTAAATCGAGCGTATTTGGTGATGCGGAGGTCGTCGATGTAGCCGTTTGTGTAATATGCCGCTGAATCAAATCCTCTGCCAATATAAATACTATTTGCACCAGTCGTGAAATTTGTCGTGTTGGACGCGCTATAGTAGCTTATTCCGTCGATAAATAGACGCAAGGTTCCGCCAGATCGGCAGGCCGCGAAATGATACCACTGACCTGTTGTGACTGTTGCAGAGGACTGCCTCATCGTTCCATCGTAAAAAGCCAGTTTCGACTGATATAACCCAAATGTAAACGGGGTTGCTGTAGCTGCCCCTCTGGTATCCAAGAAAGTCTGCTGACTATTTGCGTTCGCAGAGATGTACACCCACATCTCAATTGTGAAATCGCCTGTGCCAAATTGAAACGAGCTGTTCCCCGTCAGCGACAAAAACCCTGTAGAACCATTGAAGAAAGCTGATGATCCACCATACTTGCTCAGTGTCGTCGAAATAGTCGCGGATGTCGCAGTCACCGTCAGTGCATTCGGCCCACTATCCACAAAGTTCGTCGATGCGTTCGTGCCATCCATGTGCAGCAGGAGCGATGTGTAATTGTAGTAAGGGTCGGCCACCGTGGAGGATGCGGTTGTTGGCAATGCTGCTGTGGGAGGCGTGAAATTGGAGACGTAGCGAGCGAATCGGGAAATGCGGAAATCGTCTATGTAGCCATTTATGTTTTGGCTATTACCGTTGTCTCCAATTCTTAAGTTCCTTCCTGAAGTCACTACAGTGCCAGAGAATGTACCAGTTGCCGATGAAACTCCGTCCTTATAGACGACAATGCTTGTGCCATATCTTACAATTGCAATATGCTGCCATGTGTTTAAATTCACAGCAAAAGATATAACCAATTGGTTAGAAAAGCCTGTTGACGACATCTCTAACGTCCAATTTATTCCGTTATGATAAAACATGCAAGCGTAATTGCTGTATCCAAAAGCGGCGTCCACAGCATTAGTCTTAGGGGCTGGTCTGATCCAGAATTCAATTGTGAAATCACTAGACGACAGGTTGATAGCTGCGTTCGCTGCAATCGACAGGTAATCGCCCGTCCCATCAAAAAAGCCGCTTGCTCCACCGTATTTACTCTGTGTCGTGCTGATCTGCGTGCTACCGACTGGAGTCACCGTCAGTGCATTTAAACTGCTATCGGTAAACGTGGTCGATCCATTCGTTCCATCCATACTGAGCATCAGCGAAACGGCTGAATAGTAAGGGTCGCCACCATCTATGACAATACCTCCACCACCACCACCGACAGTCTTTTTGCTATTGCGAATAATGTTGGCTAACATCAGAAGTTTTGACCTCCAACGTAACCCTGCCAGCTTGTACCACCGTTTGAGCTAAAGAATGCGAACGAGTCCGCTTTGCCTATCGCCGATGTGATCGTTGGCGCAGTTCCACCCGCCCATTTGATCGCCGCAGGCCAAGTGACTGAACGTGGCGTTCCGTCTGCGGTGAAGATCAGGGTAAATGAGCCACCGGAGCCGCTTGCAGGAGGATTGGAGATCGTCAGGGTGGTGATCGCAGCGTTGAGGCTGACCGTGAAGATATTGGATGTTTCGAGATTCAGCGTCAGCGTGCCGGATGATATCGTTGGGCTGGAGACAGATTCGGAATAGTCCCGAAGTTTGGCTCGGATCAGCTCGTTATCCTGAAGGTTTTGCGTGCCTGTAAACGAGTTTGCACCAGCAGTGATGTATCCTGACGGGTTGCTTGTGCTGTAGCCGTCCGTGATGCCATAGCCTGATAGCGTGGTTGGCTTGCCAGTGAGGTTTGCAAAGGTCAAGCAGGATGTGGTGGCATAGTTGCCCAGAGGCTGATAAGTCGTGGATGCGTTGGCCGTGGTCAGGTAAAGCGTTAGGTTCGGCGTGCCAGTCAGGTTTGCATAAGTGAAATTCGCCGATGGTAATTTGGCATCCAGTGCGGTCTGAAGCCCTGTGACCTCCGAAATGGCATGATTGTGAGCGGATGGTGCAAACGCGATTGGCTTGCCTGTCAGGTTCGCATAAGTAAAGTTGGCTGTCTCAAGTTTGGCATCCAGTGCGGTTTGCAAGCCAGTGACGTTGGCAATCGAGTGCGTATGTCCCAAGACTGCGTAGGTGGCGTTGGCAGAGGATATTGTCAGGTATGGCGTCAGATTGGCCGAGGTTAAACCGTCTGTAATGCCATATCCAGCGAGCGTTGTGGGCGTGCCTGTGAGGTTGGCAAAGGTCAGGTTTGCGGATGTGAGATAAGCCCCGACAGCCTGATAACGAGTGTCAGCATAGCCTTGCGTTAGAATCGAGTCGGATGTGTAGACAGGCGAAATATTGAGGTAAAACAGTTCGGCTTTATTTCGTGAAGCCCTGATCTCTGTGCCAGTTCTTACGCCTGAAATGACAGCGTCAGTTGTGTGTTGGAAAGAAGTGTAACTACCTGGGATTCCTGTAAACCCGCCTAAACCTGTCGTGTTATCAAAGACCAATCCGTTCGTCATTTTGTAACTAATACTGGAATCCGTATAAGCATATTGGAATCCAATTGTAGACTTTAAAGCGGCCTGCTGAAAACAGATCCCCCTGTCAAAGCCAGAGGTAGGCCCAAATGCAAGCTGATAGTCTTGGCTGTTATCCCCTGTACCACCTAGGTTGCCTCGGAGCCGAAAATGTCCACCCTGAGCATTACCAGAGATAACCCCACTGCCAAGGTTGAGAATGGTTTGGGATGTTGCGTTACTTGCATTAATGAAGGCAAAGCCCGGTTGGGCTGCTATAAAAGAGAACTGTTGAGTGTTTGACGACTGAAAAGAAAGGGTAGACCCGTCCGTTTCGACGCTGGTAGCAGACTGTAGTGTTCCATTTGGGTTGTAAAGATAACTGCCCATCGCATATTGATCAGGGTCTAAATACGTTCCGGTAGACAACACCCTTTCGCCACGCAAGCCTATGTAGGACTTTTTAAGCCCGCTAGTGACATAATCGCCATTTACATAATAGCTTGAGTAGCTAGGGGCGTAAGGGACGCCTGTGTCAGTCAAGCCATATGTCGTGTTCGCAAGTTTTGGCTGAAACGTATTGGCTACCGACAGTACCCCATTGCCCGTGATGGACAGATTATCCCCAACGATGATTCCACCCAGCGTGGTATTTGTGGCTGGAATAGATGATCCGCTGATCCCGGCTGGCCCTTGAACGCCCACCGTGACAACAGTGACAGTCTTTTCGCCTGTGATTATAACTGTATCAGCCACGTGTCACCTCGGGTGAGACTGTCAAAGTCCCTGATATCAGTCTTTGGACAACACTTCCGGTCACGATTTCGAGATCGTAAACACCATCAACCAGGTTGGCAGTTGTGGCAGCATCCAAAGCGATTGCAATCACTCCACCGGTCGCGTTGCTGATTGACAAACAGGCTGAAGGAGTGGTCAGGCTCAATGTCGTGTTGGAGTTACTGTAAGATGTGCGAGCCATCAGCCTGGCACTGCTTCCGGTCAGGTTCACAGCGGTGCCGTTGGAGGTCCAAGTGAGCGTCCGATTGAATGAAGCGCCGGCCTCGATCTCAAGGTTATAATTTCCAGCCATCATTCAGCCTCCAGTTCCGCTTCAGGTGTCTCGATTTCGACAGGCTCTTTAGGTTCCTCAGCCTCAGCCTCTGGAGGCTCTTCCATCTCGCCAAGTCCGAGCGTTGCACGTGCTTCGTTAACGGTGAATATTCCTGCGTTGACGCCTGCCGTAGCGATATCCATCAGCGCTTTGCGGTCCACTGAAAGCTCTTCGATCTGGCTGGTGTCGAACCGCACACACAAAGATTGATCAGGCTGTGAGGTCATACCGTTGCAGGCAATCGGCAAAGTTTGCACCAGCCTGGTCAGCTCACCGGCCACCAGATCCAAGAAAGGAATCACAGCATCGCGCCATGATGCTTTGTTAGCCTCGACAAGGTTGCTGTATGTCTTGCCCGTGTCAGGCTGTTTGAGCGACATAGGCGCCCATCCAAGGACACCACAGATTCGAGCGGTCGCAAGGTCGGCCATCTCGCTCACGGACAAATCTTTAGGCGAGAAGCCCGGCGATTTGATATCCATTTCGGATGTCCCGACGAATGGCCTGCCCACAGCTTTACCACTCACAGCTCGTGCCAGGTCGGCTTGGACCTGCGACAATTGAGCATCCGAGAGATTGCCCAGTGTTTTTAAACTGACGATCAGTGATGGCACACCAGACCGACTGAGAACGGTTGTCTCATACTGGCCGATGATCTTCACTAGCGCCATTTCAGCCACAACAGAATCGAGCGTTGAAACGCCCCGGCTCTGAGCGTAGGTCGATCGCCCCTGGCGAAATGCCAGCATCAATTCTACAGGCACAGAGTAGTTGTACGACCGGCCCCAGTCGCTTCCCATGACTGGATATTCGAGAACTTCGTTGATGCTTTCGCCCATGACGGGTCTAAGGACCCAAGGCGATGGGATCGGCATCAGTTCGGTCACCGCAGTGCCAGCCGTGTTTGTGATTACTTGGATATAAGCGTTGCCGTTATCGCACAGGCTACAGTAAAGGTGCTCCAGAACTGTCGCATCCGATTCGCCGGGGCTTGGCCGTTGCCAGAGTGACTGCAAAGGGTGATAGACAGGCGTAAAGCCGCCATCCTCATCCCATCGGCCCACCTGCATGATCGCCTTGGTGGCGTTGCGCTTCATTGCCTGTATCGCAGCTTGAACCACAGACACTTGGTTGTACGGGCGAGCCAAGGTCATATAGTCGTTAGACAAGCCCGTCATCATGTCCACAGTCCATGAAGTCGCGGCAATGTCAGCGGTGTTGGCTGTAACGCCTTCACGCACCGACTTCGTGAACCGGCTGCGGATGTTTTCAAATAGTGTTGGCATAGTTTTCAGGAGACGTATCTGAAAGGCTGGATTGAGCTTAGATAGTTGAACGCATCGGCAGCAGCATCAACCTGGTCATCATGCTTACCGGTTGGAAACGAGCACAATTCGTCGATAAAGTCGCGATTCCAATCGCCCTTTTCCAGCTCGATGGAACCAGATTCAAAAGCAGCGGCCATCGGCATTGCCCGCACTTCTTTCGAGCCTGTGGGGCGTTTGCTGATGACTCCATAACCGATCAGATTACGTGTATCGTGCTGGACCTGATCGACGCCAGCCGAGCCGGGATCCTGTGCCAGGTGCACAATCGTTTCGCGCCCGTCGGTCTCGGCGATCTGGCGTTGGATTGTGCGACGGGTAGCAGGCGACCACTGGCCCCGTGAAACGTGCTTGATTCGGTAGATGTCGCCGGTCCTGTTCATCCACACACCGGCAGTGTAATCACCACCACCCACCGTGGCGGCTGTGTCCCATGCTCGGCATGAGTTGGAATTGGTTGGGATCGGCGATGGATCGACGATGCGAAACCATTCAGGCTTGAAAAAGCCTCCATCACGTGGCGTTGGTGTCTGTTGGTAAAGAGCGGAAAAAGCGTAGGAACCGACGGTCTTTTTGATCCGTTCAAAGTCTTCCACACTGTATCGTTCTGGCCAAAGCGCCTCACCAGGCTGGCGACCAATCAAGTCATCTTCCTCAGCGATGGCTGGCAGGCTGACCACATCCCATTGTTCGCCACCTTCATTGGCCTGTTCTAATAGCTGACCAGCCAAGTCAAGGCTATGCCATCTGGTCATAATCAGGACGATTGCGGCACCTGGGTGAAGGCGTGTGTACAGGTCGTTTTGGTACCAGTCCATGACGCGAGCACGATAGGTGGGTGATTCGGCTTCAGCTCGTGACTTCACTGGGTCGTCAATAATCACCAGGTCGGCACCATAGCCGGTCACACCCGATCCGACACCAACCGCATATAGCCCGCCGCCATGTTCGCTTGACCACTGATTCTGTTTGTTTTGATCGTCGCTAAAGTTGAATCCAAACTCTTTTGCGATGCGTCTGGTTTGTCGGCTAAAAGTGCAGGCCAGTGAGTGGTTATAAGCCCCGATAATTACTCGTAAACCTTGATCCACCAATAATCTATAAGCAGCATAATGGATCGTTGCCAGTTCGCTCTTGCCGTGCCTGGGCGGCAAGAACAGCATCAACCGTTTGACATCACCTGTCGTCACCCTGTCCAGCGCCCGGCGGCACTCCGCCAAGTGTTCTGGCGACCACTGGTGATCCGGCTTTGCGGCTTGCAGGAACCGGTTTAGCCCCTTTGGGATCAACTGTCTGTCGTGGTGGGGTGTCGCACTCATTGTCTATGGCCGCCCAGTCCACTTGGGGCTTGTCAGAGATTTCGATGCTGCTGGCAACCTTGCCATCAAGCCGATCGTAAATCTCTTTCCAGTAACGGAAATCGCCATTGATCGCCTCTTGAATTCCTTTGTCGATCAGCGATCGCAAGATTTCAGGATTCGCGTCCAGCAATTGCCCAAGCGCAGCCTGCATAGAGTGTTTCTTAGGCCGACCACCACGGTTGCCAGAGGTACCCGGCTTAAACTGAGTAGATGGGTTTGGGAATTTGCTCATGTAGCACCTGTTATCCACCTGTTCTCAGGTTACTCATTCGTTTCCTTGATATCCATGCGGCCTAGCGCCATGATTCCCCCGTCCAGGCTTGTCAATCACACCCTTCCGCCGCAGTCGCTGCATCAAAGCGCGTTGCTTGATTGCTATGTTGCGGAACTTGGCCCAAAAAGCCATGAGTTCCGTTTGTTCTGTCATGGCTCGTTTGATCGCCTGATCCAGTTGTTTGCTGGCTCTCGTGCAACTTAAGCAGATCGCATAGCGATGCTGGTCAACCTTCCGCCCATCAACACAATGAGGACAGGGTTGATTCGGCGTACCTTCCGTCCAGCCAGATGCGTCCACACCTATCAAAACAGGTTGTACGCCGTGGATAGAACGGATAAGTCGCCTTGTGATATTCTGGTCGATTTCCCCATCCGTGGGAGCGATCGAGTCTGAACCTAATGGTTCATTCATATCTTGACGATAATCACAGGAGGTACCGACCGTCAATAGGGTGCTCAAGATTTTGTACCTCCAGCCTCTGCAAACTCGATGTACGCCTTGTACATCTTGTCGCCCTTCAACTCTGAGTAATCAAACTCAGCCGCCATCATGCGAAACGCCTTGTCCACAATCTGCAATCGGTTCCAAAGGCTCAGAGCAACTGCCTTACCTTCGCTGTCTGTGAGTGCTGCGATATCATCAAGATTGATCGTCATAATTTTCCCTATCAAAGATGCCTTCGTATGGTGATACCTGTAAGCTCTTGGTAACCTCGTCAATCGCTTCAGTAATATGCTGAATGCAGGCTGTCTTGGCTTTCTTTAGACAGTCAAATTGATCACTCCAATAGTCTTGAGTCAATTCCTCTAAAGACATTTCTTCCGGCATGTATTTCAGACTTCCAATGCTTGCAAAATATCTGATGTTGTCAAAAGACAACTCAATATGCGCCCAATACTTGCCGTGGGATAGGGTCCAGCTTGTGCCATCAGTCGTGCACCATCTTTGCTCGATCATTGTGATTTGCCTTTCTTGTCTTTCTTTCGCCGTTCGGTGTCCACCATAGCCAGAACAACTGGTATGATTTCATTCATAAAGTATTTGCTTTCGTCTTTCGTTCTTATCGCTTGAGAAAGCCAGAATGCTTCCGCCGCCTGATCTGTCTCGGCTTCACCTTCTTTATTCCCGCGTCGAAACCGATGCTCCATCGCAGAAATAATGCAGTGATAAACCTCATGGCTCACTCGCGGTTTCAGCCAGGCACTCAGTTCGTTGTTGGCAAAGTCGATAAACTCGCGGCCACTGGCCAGCAAGTAATAGTCAGGACAGCTCATGCATCATTCTCCATGTCAATTTGCGAAACCCTGTAAGCATGTTTCACTTTCTTGTTCTGGTGATATCCTTGGAGATAACGATTCTGCTTTACTGGAATGCCGGTCACAGACCGTTGGCCTTTGGTACTGGCCATCAGTTCGGTGATTGCTGGATATCCGTGATTCGATGTGTTGCCATTTGAACGATCATCCAAGATGGCATTTGCGTGCATTCGCTCATATTCCGTGCCGATTCGCTTCAGCTCCAACAACTGATGCTGTGGCATGACTTCCATTTCAGTTCGTGAGAACCTGATCTCAGCTCGCTTGGATTTCATTTGGTTGCTCCACAGTTTCAACGATGACAAAAGCGGAATCCTCATCGCCCCAACATTTGCGAGCCTCTCCCGAAATCACCTGACTGTCATCCTTCCAGAGCACACCCTTGAAAGCATCTTCCAGGCACCGCAACAGCTTTGTTCTATCCGGTTTCTGAGTGTGCCAGAATGGTGCTGTCGGCTTCATGATCGCTGAATTCTTGCCACTCCGGAAATGTGCTTTAGGTCTTGCAAATGTAAACAGGACTTGCAGATTGATTGGCCCTGATGCACACCCCCAGCCCGATTCCTTCACGGCTGTGGTCGCAGCTCGCTTGCAGAGCGTTTGCCATTTGGCTTTCCCTTTGGCCGTATCAACCACAACAATCCTGCCGGTCTTGCTGTGCTGGAATGCTTTCTTTGAGCCTGATGGCGATGGCTTGCCAAGGACAGTGAAGGAAATGCTATTCACACCTTCCTCCAAATCGTTTCAATCCCTTGATCCGTCACTGTATAATCGCCAAAAATATTCGGTGATTCAGCTTGCAATACGTCCAGAACTGCAATTGCCAGTCGCTGAATTTCAGCGTCCGCATGGATCGAACCACGAAGTTCAAGGAAGTGCCGCCATGCTCGAGCATTGCCAGTGACAAATATCTTGGTTTCAGTGCAGTTCGGCAGGACAGCACGAGCAGTTTCCCTGGCTCGTTTTCGTCTCAGGGTTGGATTGTCGATGTCGGCAAAATCGTTGTATTCCAGCGTCTCAATCATGGATTCATAACTTGCCAAGCTATGTGCAATATTGCTTGCCCAAACCCGTTCAGCGGAGCTGTCAGGCTTGATACCAGGTGGACGCACAAATGAGACCTTGTCCACATACCTTTGACTTAGCTGTGAATAACTCATGCCAGCACGATGCCTGACCAGCTCGTGCGTCAGTGACCTTGAGACGCCGGTGAAGATCATCGAGTAAACAGCATGTTCGAGAACTGAGCCGTGACCCACTTCTAAGATGTGATTGATATAAGCCTGATTGCCACCTGGTCGAGGCTTGGCAAAGCTCATATAGCACAAGCGGCCAGCGATCTCCACGAGATGCTCGCTAGCATTGTCGGTGTCGCTGTTCCAGTATTCAACTCCGTGAGCTTCCAAGAACTCGGCACAATCAAGGCTGTTGAGTTCCTGCTTGCCGACCAAGTAGACGGATGGGACGTTGATGATGTTCATGGTTTTATATCCTTTGTTGATTTTTAGCGATAAATCATGCGGTAAGCATTTAGTTTGCGCTCGAGTATTTCGATTTGGATTGATTGGTTTTGGCTATATTTTGTAAGCTCATCTATCCGATTCGAAAGTTGTACGACAGGCAATTCATATGTTGCCTGATAAACCACTTTATCGTAATCGGTTAAGTCATTTACTTTTGGCACTTTGGCTTTGATTCCTGACAGCATTTTAACTGCCGCATCTAAGGTCTTTGCTTTTGCCCACTCAGTGCCTCGAACAATATTACTGGAAATCGCCTTTTTAAGTGATAGTTCGGCAAGGTGCTGCCTTCGTTTATCTTCGATCAGCATGTAGAATGCGACCCCTGGGTTGCCGTGTGCTGAAACGTGCTGAAGCACACGAGATGATATCTTATAGTTTGTTTTGCCGACCTTTAACAGCTTTTGTGAAGGCCAGTAAATCCAATAGATTCCGCCGGATTGACTCACTTCTAAAGGATAGCAAGTCCCTCTATACGTTTTTTTTATTGTCATTTCTGACCACACAATATCTATTATTTCAGCAGACTCAATATCGGTGCAAATATCATTCACTGGTCACAACTCCATTATTCCGTTGTTTCGCTTCCCACACTTCCAACCGATCCACTCTGACTTCAAGTGGAGCCTCAACACCAATCTTGACCTTGTCGCCCCTGATCTCAGTGACGCAGACCCTGAATTGAATGCCACCGTAATTGATGACGAGAACTTCATTGACCTTCCGTGATAGCACTAAAATGGCACACCTCCTTATGACCAGTATTTAAAACACACGACCCGAGAAACAGTAGACGAATCTACCTGAAAGACTTTAGCCAACTCAGGTTGAGGCCAACCACCGAAATACAGGCTGCGTATGACGTGTACGTCACTTCCACAGAGTTTTACTGTGGAAGTGTTTTGCGAGTTTTCTTTTTGTGTTACCCATCGGCAATTGCTGGGCTTGTAATCCCCATTGTTGTCGATTCGGTCGATTGTTAGGCCAACTGCATGGCCGTTGCTTTTCGACCACGCCGCAAACGCTTCGTATGTACTCCACTCAGCACAAACTTGTATTCCTCTCCCTCCGTAGCGATGATATGACTTATTATTTTTGTTGCTGCACCGAGATTTCATAGACCGATAAGCCCAATAAATAGGACTCTGGTATTCTCCATGCTTTGAGGCTTTTCCATTCATGCAACCGCAAGACTGCTTTTTTCCTGTCCGGTTGTTTCGATTTACAACGCAAGAAATTCTTTCAAAAACTGTTTTACAGTGCGGACACGAGTAAACTCCAATTCGTCCGCTACCGCTCCCTTTTTTTATCTCAAGTGCCACTAGCATTGCTGTAACCTCCGTGATGCGTTTGATTTGATGCCGGGAGTGGTCAAACTCCCGGCGCGAGTATGATCAGTCAACTCCCCCTGGTATCCTTGTGAGTTCGGCAGGCTGATTGCCCACGAACAAACTCGAATCAACCAACTAGGAGTCTGTCAGTAGGCTGGATTTAGCCCCTGACAAGCCGCCCAAGGGAATTGAACCCTTGCAAATCTCAATAACAGAGAGAACTCGAGATCTGAAACCATTTGCGACAAAATGCCATCCGTGGCAGCGGTCACCATCCATGAATCCCGTTTGACATCTGCTCATTACTGATCGCGCTCATGAAAATCGCCACAGATGCCGCCGCTATGCGTCACCGGAGTCCAAGTCTCACCAAATCTCAGCGGCCTGACGGGATTGATTCATCACAGCACTCGTCCACTGCTGTAGCCTTGGGCAAAACCACTCGACTGGATGAGACTCGAAAGCCTCTGATAGCTCTGATCACATCCAGTGCAAACCGTTCCACAACTGCCGATTCCTGATCGTCCAGATGTTCACCTGGCGAAATGGTCAGGATCGGATTTGTTTGCTTTTTGAAGCGGTCCATTTCGTCGTGGATAAATTCCAAATCTGTCTTTGTCATCACTGTTCCCTTGTCATGCCTGGGTAAGGTGACCACCGGCTCATTGCCTGTGATTCACTCACTAGAAAATCGTTGCCGTCTTTGTCTTTACCAACACTCACCAGCTTTTCAGGCGAGTAAGGAGAACTTTCCCAATCCAGCTTTTCTTCTGTCCATTCGGGATGATCCGCCCTCAGTGTCGCCCTGGTCGTGAGCAGCTCGGCCTCAAGCAACTTCCGCCATCGGACATTGTGAGGTTTCAGATATGCAGGATCGGCTGATCTCACAGCTTCCATATCTGCAAGCAGTTGTTCGCGGTGCCTGGCTCGCTCAGATCCCGCCAGAACAGATTGACCTGTTCTGGCAGCGAAGATGATTTGCAAAGAAGTGACCATCAGAAAGGCACCCCATCAACTTCATCATGTGGATCAAAGGCGTGGCCATTCGTGCGAGTCTGGTCAAGATGTTGTTTCATGGCCCGATCCGCATCCGTCTCAGTCACTCCACCACCTGGCCTGATCTGCATCCGGCCTCTCAGGTGTGGTGCGATCTCCACAGATTTGGGAAGGTCCGATAAAGGATTGAAACCTGTGGAGCCGCCAAACGATTCGCCATCGGCCAACTTCATAAAGGCGACCAGGTAAAGAGATACGCCAATATTTTTTGTCACTTTATAGGTGGCCGGCGTCACCAGCATCTGACCGATACAACCACCGTAAATTTCATTCCGGTTTGTAATCGGCCTACCGTGCCTGTCAATCACCATAGGTGGCTTTGATTCGCCTGTGCTGGCCGATATGACCCAACAGCCCGATTCGGCATGGCCGGTCTTAAGATTGCCATCCTTATCAAGCAACTTGTCACCATCTTTGATCGGACAATTTGTGTGGGTCGTCAGCTTCCGGTATTGTTGGCCGAAAGCAATTTCAGAGATGCGTTGCATCTCGGCAATCAGCTCATCTGGCATCTCAGACTTAAGCAGCAAAATATTGGCCTGATAAAACAGCCTGTTTTGCTTGTACTCGTTGGGCTTGGCCTCAAAGAGATTTGGGTAGCTCAGGATGCCTTGTGGCGTCCATGTCTTTTGCCCGTACACCGATTCGGTCTTGGTTGCTGTGCTCATCTGTCAGGTCCTTTTGAATACTTTTGAAGACTTTTGAGAACTGTTGAAGACTTTTGAGTAACTCACCTGGGCCGAAGGGAGGTTCGGCCCAGGGTGCTGGAGAGTCACACCAATGACGGTGCTCTGTTGGCTATCGCAGCCTTTGCGGTGCGGATAGCGTGTTCTACAAGATGCTTTCGGACGGTCGGTAAACCGTCTTCTTCAAGCCAGCTCAATTCAGACTCGATCCAATCGAGTTTCTGGCCAGCTTCGGCAAGCGTGATAAATTTGAGGATCCAGCGAGAGTCGTCGATGGTCTCCTGTGATCGCTCTAACCGTTTTGCCATAACACGGTTGATCAGCTTTTGTTGCTCCCAAGTGCGTGCAACAATGTCACGCAGCTCGGCTTTGACGCAGTCGGTTTCGGTGGACATTAGATTGACTCCAGTAATGCTTTAGAGGCGTTGATTTCGTCTGCTAAAATTCGATGCGCAGTGGCCGAATGCCACTGATAATCGTCGTCATGAAGCGGATAGGAAGCTGCGTAGACAAGTGTTTGAAGTTGGTCCCGCAGCTTGGCGTTCTCGCGTGTCAACCGGTCTATATGGCTAATCTGCTGAGTGTGGCTGTCGATGTCGCAAAAGTTAACGCTCATCGGTCGTCTCCCATGGCAAGAGATCGAACCTTTGAACAACTGATCATGGCTTGTGACAACAGGACTCTGGCTTCTTCGATCGTTGTCTGAGGACGGTCAAGCAGGTTGTTGATGGCTTGCAGGTCCTGATAATTCAGATCCAGCCATCTGGCTCGGTTCTCTTCACGTGACTGACGATCAAGCCTAAACCGTTCAGACAGTTCGTTCGCC